TAACTTGATTTGATTTCATAGCTTCTACTTTTCCAGCTACTTCTTTAATTAATTCTTCCATGTGTTTAAAATTTGTTTAATAGTTCTTTTAATAATTGTTTTTCTACTTCGTGAGTGACTTGTACAATCGGCTCTATATTTTGAGTAACCTCTTCGGTTGGCTCTTGTTTTTCTATTTCTATTTCCATTACTGGCGTAAATTCATTGCTTCCTTTTACTACGGCACTTCCCTCGATTATCTTTGCTTCGGTAACTGCCCAAAAGAAACCTTTTTCGTCAGCTATTTCTTTATTCATAACTTGTGGGTAATACTTATCCCAATTAGCTTTTTCACTTGAATAATAAGCCTCATCTGAATCAATACAAAGAAACATCTTAACATATCGCATCCCTACAGAATGGTTTAAAACCCTACCTTTACGATAAAGATTAAACATATATTCATTTACTTCTTTTTTTATCTGAACATCAAATATCAAAGCTTCTGTTTTTCCATTATATGGATAACCTAAACTTCTCCAAGATATTGTTTCAGCACTAGCAATTAAGCTATCATTTACAGAATCCGAAATAATCTTATCGAACTCCATTTCATGCTCTTGTAATAGATAAAGCATTTTAGACTCTGAAAGTGTTTTTTTCCATAGTCCAGGAATGTGGCAGTCCATATGAGAGTCAATAACATTAGTTGTATTTATAACTAATCTCGCTTTTAATGTATCCATATCCATATTAGATAAGTCAACACCAGCTTTATTAGTAGTAATTGTATCTTCCTCTTTAAGATTATTAACAATGTTATCACCTCGTTTAATAGCATTCTTTTTATTAGAAGCGATTAAGTCTTTATTGGCAAATACATATTTTATTTCTTCCTCTCTTGTCATTTCTTAACGATTTTATTGAATTGCTTTTGTTTTTCTTTAACCATTCTATCGAGTTCCTTTTTAATCTCCTCGACTTCCTCTTTAGTATATTCTTTTTTCATAATATCTTAATTACCTTGTTCATAAACGTATAAAGCACTTGACTCACCTATTGATATTAAACCTTGTGAATCAATAGTCTTTGCCCAAATTACCCATTGCCCTATATATTTCAATTCAGAAACAATGCTATAAGATATAATACCATTAATAGGCGAATCAATTGTAGCATTCCATTCCCCTAAAATACCTTTAGGATTCTTGTAAGCTATCTTAGCTACATGTGTATTAGATAAGTCTTTCTTAGTATCTAATTTAATAGTCAAGTCTGTTTGATTTGCATATATCTTACTCATTCTGAAATAATAGTTAATTCATTTGTAAAAATAGATAAATTTTTCTTATTATTCGTCATTTGCGACATTAATTCTATATTATTGGTAATTTGCGACATCAAAAATAATACTTCGTTATTTGATACGTCAATAGTGACAGCATGAGCATTATTTAATGTTAAGTTAAGTTGTAACGCTATTGTTATAGCTTGTGCGTTTACTGTAGCTATTGCATTATTCAAAGCAATGTCTAAGGCTACTGATAAAACATTAGCGTTTATTGTGCCTGTAGCTAATGCATTTTTTAATTCAATTAATATATTTGAAGTTGCAATAGTTATATTCGAGTAACCATTTGTAACTACATTATTTGAATTTATGTTTAATTGTACATTTGACTGTATTGTATTCGCTCTACCTGTAGCTATTGTGTTTGTAGCTACAATAGGTATATTAACAACTGTACAATTAGCTATTGCAAAATTATTACTTGAAGCAATTGCGCTGTAAGTAGCAAACGGAATATTTGAGGCTAATACACTTATGTTTGAACTTCCTGTAGCTATTACATTATTAGCATTATAAGTAAAGTTTACAATAGTTAATGATGCTATTGCGTTTCCTATAGCTATTGCATTATTTGAAACTATTGTAACATTTGAAACAGTAAGCGTTTTATTTGCATTACCAACTGTAATAACTGTATTTGCTATTAACGGTATATTACTAACTAATACGCTTGTATTAGTTATTCCGTTACTTATAACCGTATTCGCTACAAACGGTATATTTGAAACAGTTAATGTTTTATTTGCTTGTCCTATAGCTATTGAAGTATTCGCTACAAATGGTATATTAACAACAACCAATGAAATATTAGCCAAACCATTAACTATAACCGTATTTACTACCGTTGTCACATTGGTTGCCGTTGTTAATATATTTGAGTTTCCTGTAGCTATTGAAGTATTAGCTATTACAGGAATATTGCTTACTGTTACAGTTCCATTTCCATTAACTGAACCAGCAGAGGCTATTGTAGTTGTGGCTACAATAGGTATATTTAAAACTGTTATTAAAGCATTTGATTGCCCCGTAGCTATAACTGGATTAGATAATACAGGAATATTTAAAACTAATTGTGTTGTATTAGCTTGTGCATTGGTTATAACTACATTCGATACAAATGTAATATTTGAAACAGTTGCTGTAGCATTACCACTAATACTTGACGTAGTAAAAAACCCATTATTTACAACAATAAAAGCCTGTCCGCCATCTTTTATAAAGTCTTGGACAGACAGGTTATTTTTAAATTGTTTAAATAATTTAGCCATTAATAATGTCTATATCAATCATTGGAAGTCCTGTACTTGTTGAATCGGCATTTACCACATAAAATAATGAACTATCGGTATATACTTGTGTTAATCCTGTTTTAGTGAACTCATGTACATCACCGTCATTGGCAAATTTTACACGTCCATTCCATAACTTACGTAATACGTGAACGTTAAACGTCCCTACCGTTGCAACTGTAGCTGTTACCGATTCTATTTTCTGAACTCCTAAATCACCAGATTGTAAGTTTAGCTGAATCATACGCCCTAAAGTAGGTGCAGTACCAGTTGCTATTGTCCCCGTTGTACGAGCTGCAACTCCTAACTCATTAGTATAGGTAACTGCAATGGACAAATTCCCTGTAAAGGCAGTAACGCATTCAATCCATATCTGTAATCCCTTATAATCGGTATTAGGTAGCCTTGCAGAATAACTAGGTTGTGTAGCTAATGTTGTTGCAGCATTAAATGCAAAAGCTCCCGCACTAAATAGCCTATCATATACGGTTAACCTACTAGCTACAGTATTGTTGAAGTCTACTTTATTAATATATCCAATATTAGCTCCTACAAAGGCATTGATTACAGGTACACCTGCTTGTGCATCAGAAGGTACTATTCCCGTAGTAGTATTACCTACTGCAAGAACCCCTGCACCAGGACTACCTGCTAAATCAAATATAGAAAAAGGAGTAGCCGCTACCGAAGTTCTTGTAGCTGTTTTGTTAAAAATTACAGTCTGAACTGGAGCTGCAACTATTCCGTCAACTGTTGTAATTGCCATATTATCCTAAAGTTATGATTCCTGTTGCGTCAAATGCAATATTGAAATTCCCTGCTGTTGCTGTAATATCAGCACCGAAGTCTAGATAAGCAATAAGCTCGTCTGCCGTTGAAGCACCACCTCTTGACTTATATAATATTCCTGCTCTTGCAGTAATTGTAGCGGTTGCGATAACAATATCATCAGCATCAAATACACCTTTATCGGTAGTAGTATTCATTGTTACTGTTTTGTTTGCTAAAGCCACACCCCCTGCGGTATATCCTGTACCTGTAATCTCGTTAGTCACATCACTCCTTTTAGTGTGTGTATCGATATTAGGTACGTATGTTGAAGTTACCAACATCATTTTAATAGCATCTGTATCTAAGTCGATACTACCGTTTGCTATATCTCTTTTGAAAGAGTTGTAAATTGCGTTTGCCATAATTTTATAATCCTAAAGTTAGTTTAAATTCTTCTGATAGTTTTCGTTGTTCAGCTTCTGAATAGCCTATTAATGTTTCTTGGTATAATTTAAGTGTTTCAATCTTTGTTTTCATTACCGATTGCATAACAGGCATGTGGTCAAATGATGCTTTCAAAGACTCTCCTTTATCAATCAAACCAAATGAACTTGCAAAGCTATTCATTGTATTATTAGCATCTGCTTGTATGCTATTTTGAATATAGTCAAGCATTGCTTTTTCTTTATTCTCGTAAGTACTTGCACCGTTACTGAAGTAGTTAAGTATATCTTTAGACATATCGAAAGCAAGTAAACAAGTTAATGCATCATTACTAAATTGTTCGTCTAAAAACAAACGCTTCATGTCACTAACTAAGTGTTGAGCCTTTATATTTGCATTGGTAATCAATAATGATTTTCTGCTAATCTTTGAAGTAATATCATTACGGTCTGACTGTTGTATTTGAGCTTCGTTTCCATCACCTTGACTAGCCATTAAGTATTTTTGGGACATCTTAAGATTAACATTTTTAGATAATAGATTTTCTTCAATATTTTCTAATGTCTTAGAAATTCCAGATACTCGGCTTGGAGAGTTCATTAAGGAATTACAACTTAATCCGTTTGCCAAGTCATAAGTTGGAATAATATTCTTTAAAGCTATTTCAAATGTTTGTCCGTCAAGTTTATATTTAATCTTACGTTCACCATAAGCATTAAGCTCTTGCTTTGTAGTTATAAACGATTTTACCTTTTGACTGTTCTGTAAGTCTATCTCGCTTGGTAGTAAGTTATATATAGATTTAGTAGTGTTTAATGCATTAACCTTGTAAGTATAATTAGTACCAGTAGCCGATAGGAACCACATTTGCTGGAATAAGAAGTCCTCTTGTGACTGAAAATAGTTAGGTTGTTTTAATAGTTTAATTACTTCACTATTCTCTATTGGATTACCTGCACTATTTAAGTGAGTTATTTTCATCTGTGAATATATCTTGCATCTTAAGGCAATTATACTCATTAAAACAGGGTTAGTTAATGATAAGTCAAGGTACTTAGTAGAGTTAACAAAGCCATCATTCTCTAAGAATGAATAGGTAAACATACCTGTTCTATCTCTTTCTACATTGATATTCCTACCTAAAAAGCTAAATAAACCCATAAAATACTATGTTATCACAACATTGTTAATAAAAGCAAATATATAAAAAAATATTTAACTTAAACGAAATATTTTAGTATACCATGAAATAACGTATTTCATTGCGTCTAAGATATGGTCATCTCCATTTTCTTCTGGTACATCCATTTGTATTCCTTGCCAAATCTTCCAAGAGTAATTCTCATATTCATTTTCTATATTATACGATTCACGTGTGTAGTGAATTTTACTTTTTTGTATTGATTCAATACCTGCCGATATAGAGCCTGAGCCTTTTTTTGCGTTTATAACGTTATAACCTGCATTCTTTAGCTTTCTGGCTTCTTCTTTGTTTAGTTCGTTACCACTATCACAAATAATTTGCTTGTGTTTTTCAATTCCTAAACGTTCAAACTCATCCGCTAAACTTCCTTCAATGTCATTTAAAGGGCAGTATAATCTTTCGTTAAAGAAATAGTTTTCATCACCGTCGAATTTCATTTCCACTAATGCTGTAGGAGCCGATAAACCAAAATCTAAACCGAAATAGCTTTGATATGGTAGTTTATAAAAGTCTGATTCAGAAAGTATTTTCCAATCTTTAAATATCCTATTAGGTTTCTCTGCTTTCAATCCTAATCCGTATACTTGCCACATATAATCATCCGCAGTACCTTGATCTACGTTATAAGGATTACTCGGGTCGTAAGATAGTATTTTCTTTTTCTGTTCTTCTGGAATAAATGGATTATCTTTAAACGTAGAATGAATAGTAATAGCATTATCTCTTTTGCTTAATTCATCAATCCAATGCTTATTCTTAGGATTCCAATCGATTATTAAATAATCACTACAACGCATATCAATTTGATTAAAAGCATCTACACCAAACTTATAAGGTTCGTTTAAGTGTGCGACATT